ATGTGTCCTTTTAATTTTTCTAAATTCATATTTTTAATTTTTAACTTACTACTACTCTACCTTGAATATCTGTGTTAGGAAATCTAATTTCAAATATAGCAGGATCTAATGAAGGGTAAATAATTCCATTCTTAGTTGCACCTACAATATCATATCCATATTGAGAATAAGTATTTCCTGTTGAATCTTGTTTATTTGTAACTTCTAATTTAACTACAGATTGTACTCCTCTAACTTGTAAAAGTTTAGATTGTATATCTGATAGAATTATTGGTTGATTAATTTGCCATTTATCTATATTAAAATGATCTTGTAATACAGAAATACATGATGTTAAAACATCTTTATTAGCGTATCCACTTAATGTAATAATATCAAAATTAAGCCCAATGTTAATATAATAAGCATCTCTAATATTAATAGCATCAGTAACCATTCTGTATTGGTTAAGATAAGTTATTAAATTTTCTTTTAATGTTGTAGAGGCAGATGTTAATTGTTTACTACTATTATAAGATAAAATATATAAATCTAATGCTAATGGATTATTTTGTTGTGTTGTAGTAACTGTTTCTTGTGGATTAGAATATAAATCTTGTGAAATATAAGCTTTAGATACAGTACCATAATCAGAAGGCATTGATAATGCTCTTACTATATAATCATCTTTAGTTACAGCTCTTAATTGAGTTGAATAAGAATATAAAGCATTTTGTCTAATTTCATCACTTGTATCTCCATTTCTACCACCTGAAGAAGGATTTGGGTTTGTAGATACTATACTTTGTAATACAGCAGTATTTAAACCACCACCACCACCAGGGAAAGTTACTCCTGATGTGTCTATAATAGTTAAATCATTAGCAGGCACATTTGATGTAACTCCACCACCAACTAAATATTTTACTGTTAAGTTGCCATTAGGTACTAATCCATATTCTTGAGTAAAGAAAGTACCAGCTTCATTATAATTGTTTGTTAATAATGAAATACCAGGTACAGCACCTGCTTGAATATTACCTGGTGTTGGTATAATTTCACTATCTTTTTTATCTTCAGGCCTTACTCCAGCACCAAATTCTATTTGTAACGTGTTGTCAGATAAAATTCTAGAAACAAAACGTCTAGGAACTCTTTGTAATTGTAATAAATAAGGAACTTGATCTGTATTGTATGAAGGGTTAGCTAATGGTTTGAAAATAGATGATTGGGCTAAATAAGGAACTTCATACCATTGATTACCACCACTACCAGTAACATTTAGTATTTGTAATATATTAGTATCAGTAACAATTGCAGTAGCAAACTTTTGATTTGAACCTACATTAATTGTAGTTTCTTTTATTTCTGCTGATATAGCAGGAACTGATTTTTTAAACATTACATATGCTTGTGCATATAGGTTTTCTTTTTCCTTAGCATATAATAAGAAATTTTCTTGTACTTGAGTATCTAAGTAAAATGACATAACATCACCAACATAAGATGCCATCTCAATAAACATATTACCTGGGGTAGCTTCTGAGAAGTCATTATATGTTGTTGGAAAATAAGTTTTGGCATACTGTTGTAATTCAGTTTTAAAGGAACCAAAATCTTTATTTAAATATGATATGTTTTTATCTTCGTTAGCCATTATTAGTTAAATTGTACTGTTACTTGGTCGGGTGTTGACGATATTATTAAAATATAACTTATTGTTAAATCTATATTATTAAAATCATTATTAGGAATCACTGCAATATCTGTTACTGATATTTCAGGAATAAACATTGCTATACTATTATATAAATTTTCTTTTAAATTACCTATATTATTTTCAGTAATTCCTTCAAATAAAAATTTTCTTAAATTACATCCAAAAGTAGGATTCATTACACGTTCACCTATATCTGTTAATAATAAATTAACTAAATTAGATTTAATTTGGTCTTTAGTAGTAAAAGTACTATTAAATACACCAGGACCATTAAAAGGTAGTGATACCCCAATAGCAATATTCTTTTGTAAATCTAACGGATTTACACGTATTGTTTGAGGTATTGGCATATTAATCTAATTGTCTTAATCCTGATCTGTCCATTGGTGTCATATTAGCAGCAGCATCAGCAATAAAAGCAGCAAATGGATTTACTTTCTCACCAGTAGCTTCATCAACGGCATCAATAACTTTTAATTGTTGTTGTGGTTGTTGGAAACCAAAGGCTTCACCCATTTTACTACGTAATGATGCTCTAACGTCTGGGTTGCCAGGTATTACATCAGCGCTAGTATAGCTCATTGCTTTACCTTCACGCAATGCTTTTTTCTCTTGTTTAGCCATGTGCTCTTCAAGAATGTATGGTAACTCTTCATGAATAGCATCAACTACGGCTTCTTTAATTAATTTTTTAAATACTTTGATGTTCATAATTATAAATATTTTATCCTTGTAAATTTCGTTGATCGATAACTAGTTTTAATTGGTCTATTAGATCGTTAGGATCTAACGTAAATGAAAAGTCACTTTTTAATACTTCAACCCCATCACGGTCAATCGCCACTGCGTAACGGCGTTTATTTCCCTTAACTTCAAACGTTTTATTTTCTTCTGTTTTAATTTTAAATTTAAATCCTTTGTATGGTGGAAATTCTCCATCAGTCACAGGAAGAAATGTATTGGATAGATCAGCAAGTTGTTGTTCATTTAAATTTAAATTTGCTTGACCCTCCAATAATACATTAACAGCTTTTAATCTTTCGATTAAATCATTTAATTTAATAATTTCATTTTCTAATATTGTACTAGCAATAGATGCTACAACACTTATAGAAGCAATTAATATAGCTGCTCTATTTAAAGATTTAACAATTCTTGTAATTAAACTTACAGGAATACCAATACCAGGAGGTACAGATTGTTTCTTAAATTAGTTGCAATAGCAATAGTTTCTGGAGTATTTGCTTGTTCAATATATACATTTACTTGATCTACTAATTCTTCTAGCTTTGCTCTTTGAGATAAAACAGAAGCAAATTGGTTTGCTAGTTGTAGGGCAATAATAGGTGCTAAAGTTTTAGCAGCGTTTTTAATTACTTTTTTAGCTAAATCTCTTCTTGCTTTAGCTCGCTCAGCTTTATTTCTATTTCTTCTTCTATTTTTCTTTAACTTACGGAAATTGAGTTTTTGCTTTATTTTAGCATAAGGATCAGCAATTATATTAGCTAAATCTTCTTTAAGTTTAGCATCTAGTTTTTCTAATTCTCTTAGTTTAGTTTGATAAGCTTCATCCTCTTTTGCAACAGCTAAATTATATTGTCCTTCAGTTATTTGTTTTTCTTTTAACAATATTTCTAAACGCTTCATTTCAGTACCGTGATCAGACCATACTTTAATTTTTAAAGTTACTATCTCTTGTATTTGGTCTTTTAAAGTTTGTACTTTCCCTAGAGCAACAGATATAACTTTTTCTTTAGCTTTATTTACTAATTGATCTCCAAAGGTTTTAATAGCTGTAGATGATGAAATTGTTTTAAGAACATTAGGTGAAACTACAGCTCCTACATTTATATTATTTGCCATTAAGCTGTAAAGTTTTGTTGTGATAAAATTCCTTCTAGATTATTATTAATTCGATCTATATCGTTTAATAAACTTTCAGCAGCTGAGTTAATGTCCATAGCAGGAGCTCCTTCAGGGCTACCAACTACAGTTGAAAGAGAAGCACCAAAACTATATAAACTATCAAGTAAATTTTCTAATATAGTATTTAACTTATCACCCAATACTAATGGTTCAGTTGGTAATTGATTATTAACAGTACCTAAAAAAACCGTATTACTATTAAGATGAACTCGTTCATTAGCATTTAAATTAATAATATTTTTAGTATTTAACTCAATATTTGATTTAGCAAAAATCATTACTTCATCACGTTTAGAATTTAATATTATTCTATCACTATTGATAATAGCTTGAGCATTAAAATATTCTGATGCGTCTATAGGTTTGGTTAATGGGTTTAAAGTACCAGTTCTATCTGTTTGTAGTGGTATTTGCTGAGTTGAGGTTAAATAAATAGATGAAGCATCTTGGTTTATTTTTTCAACATGAAATTTTTCTTTAGGATCATAACTAAATCCGTTTGTTATTAATGTAATAGGACTATCATCGTTCCCTATATTACTCCATTCATTTAAGTTATTATATAATTTAGTAGTTGAACTAAAACGAATAGCGTTTCCTTGTCTTCCTTGAACTATATGATCTCCTTCAAATGATAATAGAGATTTAATATTTGGATTTTCTACAAAAGTAACACCTAAATTATCTTTGTCTGAAGCCGGTTGAGCATTTTGTTGGTTGTTTCCCCATAGATTAATAATACCAATATAATATTTTTGAGTTGAAGTATTAGATACTTGTGTTAAAGGAGATGGAAAATCTTCTAAATAAACCAGTTCCCCTAAAATTGGAAAATATTGAAATTGAGGATATAAAGGTTTAGCTGTTTTACAATTATTGAAAAAATCATCTCCTATATTTCCTTCTGTAGTTTTTGCTTGTTCATAATCAAGATAAAATACAGTACCAATACCATTAAATCCACCAGCTTTTTTAAACATAGCTTCTGTTGGTGTATTTTCTGTTGTTACTACCCCATAAACTCTCCCTACTTGAGATTTTTTAGTAGATGTAAAATTATTTTTACCAACGGAAGATACAACAGATGATAAATTTTCTTTTATTCTCATTTTACTTGTTCTAATTGTACTATAGGAGCTTGTTCTAGTAATTTTTGTCCTTGTTCTTGAACTTCTTTTTGCTCAGCTAATAACGCTTCAATCTCACTCATATCAATTAATTCATTACTTGAATTTGAATTTGAAGATGCTGCACGTTGTGCAATAGCTGCCATCTTAATTAATTGTTCGTTATTCTTTACGTTAACATCAATTAAATCTTTAACAGTAGGCATTAACATTGTTGCAGAACCTGCGTTAGCTGTTGCCATTGGTTTCATAGTATCAATAAAATCACCAATCTGTTTATCAATATCTTTATTGTTCTTATGTATTTTCTTAAATAAATCCGATAAGGACATACCATCAAATACTGTTACATCGTCAAAATTAGCCATAAATGCGTTTATCAATAAATATGAATAATTAAATCTTTATATGTCCGTGCTCATAGTATTCATTATACAGCTGAACATATATTAGTTTTAATTTTTTAATAATCTTAGTAATCTGAGGAGTAGATACATCGGTGATTTCGCGTATGTAGATATATAATGCTTTTTTATTGAATATTTCTAACGTTTCACGTTTGCGAAATAATTCAACAATAGCGTCTGCTGTTTGAGCATCTTGTTTTTTAGGAAATAATCTAAATAAATGAGTATCTATATATCTAATATATTGATCCATGAATGTATTACCATCCAGCATATTCTCAATATTCTTATCATTTTCATATAACGACATCTGTTCTTCATCAGATTCATCTACATCAACCTTCTCTTGAAGTTTCTTGTAGTTGTTTTCGTTATAAACAATAAGATAACGTTTAGCAATAGTACCGAAATAACTAAATGCCTTACCCTTCTCAGGCTTATATAGATGAAGTTTCTCAAGCAGAAATGTAATTACTTCGTGCTTGAGTTCTTCAATAGTATCTGTATCGGTGTAGTAGAATTTAAACGTATGAATAATATTCTCGGCTAATTTGTAGAAGCCATATTCAATACGCTCATTATATATGCGATTACGCTCAGCGGTATCAACCGTAATAAGGTACTCAACAATAGCATCCTCAGTATCTTGAGTAAAATAGATACGGGGTTCTTTTGGTTTACGCTTACGTGGTTTGCCTCGTTTAGTAAGTGCTAACTTATCATCGTCAGCAAATATATCGTAATTATCGTTATATGACATAGTGATTTCCTAATTTTACTCCCAATATATGGAAGGAAAATCACATAACCAAGCTATTTTTGAGAATTATTGAAATCGCTTATGATGGTTTGGATTTCCTTTAAGTTATTAAAGAACGTACCTACTTCATCATCGGCTTCAAATGCGCCTTGAATATCTAATTCTCTTAATTTAGCATCGGAGTTAGCAACTATAATACTAATAGCATCAATGTATTGACGTTGTTCAACTACAGCTTTCTCAAGTGCAGCATTACGTCTAATAAGCAAAAAACCACCAATGATGGCTAATTCAACAATGTGTATAATTAATATAGTTAACCACATAATTTATCTAGCGAATTGTTGTGCGAATTCATCAGGTTCTAAAGAAACCATTTCACGTGTTTTTTCAATTTGTTCTTTTAAATCTCCAATAGAATCTAAAATTTGATCTTGACCCATTCCTCTGTTTACTTGAAATTGAATTTTAGTAACAGTAGATTCTAATTGTGTCAATTTATCTAATACGTTGTTTTTGTATCTCATAATATATGTTTATATATAAATATACGTGCTTTCCCGTTCCCCATCCCCTCGGCGTTTTTCCCCTTTCCCCCATTCCCTTTTTCCCAACCCTCGTAGGTGGAAGTTACGAAAGATATTTTATACCTCCAAAGAAGAAGGGCATCTTTTTCAAGACGCCCAAATTTCTTATTTTAAATTTAGAATTAAATATTCTTAGACGGATCAGCAGCACTAATTGCACCACTAATACCTTGTAATTTTTTATATAATTCTGGTTTTTTAGCTTTTAACATGTCTTGAGCTTTCAAAATAGCAGCGCTACCTAAACCTAAACCAGCAACACCAGCTAATATAGATAAAATTTCAGCTGCTGGAGATTCTTCCAAAGTAGCTTCGTCTAGTTTATCTTTGTCTTCGTCTGCTTTTTTCTTTTCAGCTAATACGGCTTGTAATTCTTGACGAACCATTTCTTTTAATTCGTCTTTAGTCATTTTTTTCTTGTTTTCCATTTCTTTTATGGTGTTAATTTTTGGAGATTGTTTTAAAATACTTGTAGCTACTTCTAGCTGTTTTGGTTCGTCAATAGTCACTTCAAAATAACCCTCAAGTTTATTATCAACAATTTGAGTACTATC